TCTTAAATCGACAAATGATTGTGCATTGTTAGGTGGCCCACTTGGTCCAACCGGTGTTGAATGGGTTTGTGCTATGATTGCATCTAAAACTTCATTCAAAATGTTCTTTAAACTTTCATCACCATGTTTTATTAAGAATCCATTTTTTGAAACACTATATTTTACATCTTCAATTTCTACATAAAAATCTTTATTCGATTTTTTATATCTAAACTTTGAACCGTCTGAAAATGTAATTCCAAAAATATCCTTACTTCCTATTTCCCCTGGTAAATCTTCTTTGGAATAGATAGCACCGCCAATTACCCCATCTTCCAAATTTTCATCCATTATACACCAAACCAATTCATTGATTGATGGTGTCCAAGAAAATTTATCTTTTTGTGTTCCGGGGAAAGAAATAGGCAATAGATGGGAAACTATTTCATCTTCTAAAAACTTAACCCTTGCTTTGCCTAAAGACGGCTTCACTTCTGATATGGTACCAAATTTTAACATGTCTATAAAATTGAGGTATGAAATTCTTCACCAATATCATCAATTTTTTTTACTTTTACTATGGTTGAATAACCATCATCTTTTCTGTAACTATGCCTTGATTCAAGAATATTATATTTACCACTATATTTTCCAAAGCCAGTTAAATCTATATTTAAACCGGCTAACAAATTTTGATTTCCTTCACATGTGATGTGACCAATAACACCCATTGAATTACTTTCATGTAAGGCTGCTTTACTAATCTTTTCAGCTTGTTGTGCATTTTCAGCCCTAACTTTTACTTCTTTAATGTCTTTCCTTTCCACTAAATCTTCATCCACACTAACAAATTCAATTACTTTCTTTTTGTCCGGATTAGTAAACCTAACTTGTGCAGAGCTGTATGTATTTATGGATTCATCTGTGAATTTATACTTTGATATTTGTGATTTATCTAAAGAATAAACGGAATTGGCATCTTCTAATTCATAAATAGTATTGAAAAAAATAGTTTGATTTCTTACAGAAAAAACATGCCCAAACTTATTAGATATTCTTTTAAGAAATTCTAAATCTGTTTCTTGATTTTGAGTTGCCCGTTCAATCTGAATGGATTCTATATTTCCTAATATATTAAACCCATTTTTTGAAGAAATCCTTTCAACTATTTTTTCTAAAGTCTGATTTTCAAAGGCTTCTGATTGCTTTGTTCGGATAGCCTTTTTAATCCCTGCCGCTAATCCTTGTATAGTTATTATGTCTGGTGGTCCATCAATTTCTAACTTATCAATATCAAAAGTTCCGGCATCAAAAGACGCATCCAAATATCCTAATGATACTTGCAATTGGCTTTCTTTATCTGGTTTCCAATCATTTTTCCAACGGTTATTGGTATCATCAATTGAAATAGTTATTTCATCAGAAGCCCCTTGGATCCTGTCAACATATTCTATGGATTCAATTTCATCAGAAATATCATTAGTTATATCAACTCCATCATAAATAATTTTGAAGAAAATTTGTTTCAAGCTCATTTACTTTTTCCACGGCGGTAAGGATGTTTTATCAGCTTCTTTTTCTGATAATATTGGAACTTTTAATGTTAACCCAGCTTCCAATTTTCCATTAACCGGAACCCCTGGATTAGCTTTTATCAATTCATCAATCTTATAAACATCACCATACATTTTATAAGATATTGAATCCCATCTATCACCTTCTTTTGTTATGTATTCAGTATTTTCCATTATATACTTCTTGTACCAACTTGGCTAATGAAAGGAACGGATGCATTATTAAGCGTTTCAATAGAGCTTTGTAAAGATGAATTTGCAATAATAGCTTGTTCAAGATTTTCATTTGTTGCTGCAATTTCTAAATCAGAAGCTTTGTTTATTACATCTTGTGCTTGGGAACTCATTTCAGCAAAGTTATCATATTGATCACCGGCACCATCAACTTTATTTTTGAAGTTCAGTAAATTTGCTTGAACAAAAGAAGATAGATTTTTTGCCTTAAATAAAAAGTGTTTGGTTTTAGATGTAACTTTTTCGGCAAATTCAACATATTTGTTTATTTCTCTTGTTTGAGATTTTCCATTATTGAAATCATTTGCAGCATCCGAACCACCAAATAATGTATCTTCTGCATTGCTAATAATTGGGTTGTTTGATGAAATGGCAAAAGCATTAACCAATGCTTCTCTTTGTTCACTTGTTACAAAGGATTCTAATAATTCAATATCAATATTTGCATCAATTATATTGCCATCAACATCCAGTTTATTGGAATTTTGTATAATTCTTTGGATAACAAATGACCCAACTATTTCCCCGGTACCAAGAATTAATGGCAAAGATTCATTTGATGCTTTTGCTTCTTCGAGTTCTTGAATTCTTTCTTGTGGGTTTGTAAAAGCATAATTAAGGTGAATGCCTAAATTAATAATATCAAGCTTATCACCCGTCCTTTGAATGCTTGGTTTTCTTAGAATTCTATTGTGCTTTGAATATGAAGATTCTTGGGTTTTAGAAAATGAACTAAATCCACTTGTTCCAATAAATACTATGCTTCCTAATTGTGAAACCCTTTGATTGTTTGCCATTGCCCTATTAACAATGTCCATTATATCTTGTTTATGTTTCAATAATTGATCTCTAAAAGCTTGTTCTTGTGCTTGGGAAACTGGGCCAGAAATACTAATTGTTGGGTTATAGTTTATTTCTTGACGTGTAGAATTATTTAATGAACCAACATCACCAGATTTTTCCATAACCGGCGCTGAACTTCCTTCCATTTGCTTTAAAGTTTGAACTTGCATCTTGCCCATTCTGTAACCAAGCCCATATTTTTCACCAAGTCCTTTTCCAGATTGCACGGCGTTTTGAACGGCTTGAATTCCCGTAACATTTTTAAATGATGATAAAGCTGATTGTGCAGCACCTTTGAAATCACCTTTAAATAATTGATGAATTGCTTTTCCTACAAGCCCAAGCCCTTTAATAATGCCCGTTATTCTATCAATAACAAATGTTTTTAGAATGTTACCAAATCCTTTAACTACTTCCCAAGAACCTAAAAGAACACCCCTAAATGTTTCGCTTTTTTTCCATAATTGATCAAAAACAATTCCCAAAGCAATACCGGCACCTATGGCAATACCAATTGGATTTGCTAAGAAGGCAAGATTTAATGCCCTCATTGCGGCTGTAATTCCTTTTATCACACTTCCGGTTCGCATCATAACCATAATGCCTTGACCAAAACCACTAAATAAGAAAGAAGAAACCTTTGCAATTGTTCCAAATGTCCTAATCAATCCCGCACTAATTCCCATTAGTTTTCCAAATGCAAAAGAAACAGAACCAGCAACAACCATTGTTGTTGCTAATGCCATTGATACCTTAATGATGCGTTCAGTTAATTTTGGATTTTGTTGGATCCAGTTTCTTATTTGGCTTACAATTGGCTTTATATCTCGTGCAACATTAATTAATATAGGATTTACAACGGTTCCAATATCAATTGCCATTGCTGTAAACTGATTCTTTACAATTTGGGCTTGTGCTTTGGCTGTTTTTACTTGCTTTTCAAAAGCTTCATCCAATGCATTTTGCCCCTTTATCATATCATAAAGAGTTTGCGTATATACTTCATTATTTGCCCCTGCAATAGATGTAATTACTGCGGCACCCTCAACCCTTCCACCAGCTTTTACTACTTCTATACCGAGCTTCTTGGCTGTATTAACAACATTTTCAAATGTCTTTCCTAAACTTCCAGATTTTTTTATCAATTCTGGGCCTGTCTTAACCCCTAATGATTCAAATATCTTTTCCATTTCTGCCGTGGGTTTCAATAAAGAAACTATTGCGGCACGTATTCCACTTTGAGCTTGTGCGGCTGGAAGCCCTGTTGTTGTTAATGCGGCTGTTGCAGCTTGGTAATCTGCTAATCTTATTTTTGCACTTTCTATAATGGATGCATTTGCACCAAATCCATTTGAAAGTTCAGAAATAGTGGTTTTACCTGCCTTGACTGTTTTAAAGAGAATATCAGCAATTTGTTCTGCTTCTAAGCCTTCTTTCTTAAATGCATTATATGCACTTGTCATTATATTGACAGATTCAGCCGTTGTAGAAAGACCGGCCACAGCTAAACGCCCTGATTGCCTTGTAAAATCTATTCCTTTTGATGCATCTATTCCGGCAGATCTTACACTATATAAAGCTTCTGCAATATCATTTATTGGCTTTGGAATTTGTTCTGAAATAGCAAGTATTTCATTCTTCATCAATCCCATGTTTTCCACATTGGAATCAACCAATGTTTCAACATTTGCCATTAATGCTTCAAATTCTGCGGCTTTTTTGGCTGGATAAGCTAATGCACCACCGGCTACAATACCGGCTTGTATGGCAGATTTGCCAAATCTTGTTGCCCTTCTTTCTAAGAATTCTAATTGGCGGGCGGATTTATTTACAGCACCAGTAATTTGACGGCTCATTTTATCCTGAGCCGTCAATAATACTGCTATTTCATATGCTTTATTTTTTGCCACCAGCGATTCTATTTTGTTTGTTTATATATCGAGTGGTTTCTTTTATCCAATCAATAAGTTCTTCAAGTGGCATTTCCATTACATCGGTATAGCCCCAATGCAAGGTGTTACATAATCGGATTATATCCGACTTTGTTACAAAAAATAGAGACCGCTAAACTCCGTTTGAAGTTTATTATAATCCCGTAAAGGAAGTTCTTCAAAATCTTCAATTGCCAGTTTTTCACCATCTATTCTTACTAATACATGCATTAAAGCCGGCATGTATTGTTCTGGCGCTCCTTCTGACATTTTAGCGGCAAATTGGGAATCCTTCCCTTTTCCTTCTAAAACATCAACTTTTTTACCGCTTGGTAATTCAAATGACAATGCAATATCTTTGCCATCTATTTGTTTTTTTTTGTTGTCTTTTGTACTCATTGATTCATGGTTTTATTAAGAATTAAGTTCCTAAGTTATCACGGAACTGGGCAAGTTTATCTTCCCCATTAATTTTTAAAATGTTATTTTCGGCATCAAATTCAAATTTTTCAACACCATTCACAACCATTTTTACGGCTGTAACTTTAACGGTATATTCAAGTTCAATGTTTTCTTTTGGGTTAAAACTACCAAGTGGCATATTTGAACCCCGTGTACTTAAATGAATCACAACCGGCTGTTGATCTGATCGCCCATTAGAATCCCATATATTCAATGAGGTTCTAACTTGAATTTTCTTTGTTAAAAAAGGATCTGCAAAAGCTTCAATCAATTCATTATAAATAGAATCACTTCTAAAGGTAGCTTCCATTGCTTCGATGCCGGTAAAAGTTTCTATAACCCCAACCATTCCCAAAGCATTGTGTTCTGCCGTCATATATTGAATGTTTGGAAGTTCAATTTCTTTCACCTTTCCAAGTAAAGAATTGGCACCTTCATAAACATTTGCATTGGTAATTTTTTGTATAGTTAATCCCATTGATTTATTCTCCTAATGTACTAAGGTATTCAATATTAATATGACTTTTGAAAGTTAGCCTTTCACCTGGTATTGGTGGTAAGAAATCATAATCAAAAACAAGATTTCCACTTGCAATATTTTCATCTGGATTGTTTTCTTTGATGAATTTGCAATTTCCATCTATAATTGCACCCCTTCCTTGTAAGGTTCTCAAGAATGCATTTACACTTTCAACGATAGCATCAATTAATGCTTGATTAATTGGCTTATCTACAAATTGCAATGATGCTTGTTCAATAGATTCATTAATAACATCAGCCGTTACCCTTACAGAATAAAAGGTATCAACGGTTGTTTCAGAAGGAAAATTAGAAGCTCTATTTCCCCACAATCTTAATCCGGTACCAAACGCATTAAACAAAGTTATGATGCCTTTTTCATTCAGTAAATTTACATCTGAATTAGGATCATTTATTGCGGCTGTCAATGGAATTTCAGTTCCAAATATTCCATTGATTTGCTTGTTTGATGGTGAAACCCAAAAGCCAAGTTCATTATGGACTTTGGCAATTAATCCCGCCATAAATTGTGATAATGGGCGGTTTTCATTGGCATCAGTAGCGGGATCGTATGCCTTAACATGTGGAAATGTTAACAATGCACGTTCATTTGAATAATTGAAATTTATTGTTCCAGAAGGACCACGACCAGTGATTGCAACCCCTTTAGTAGTTCCAATTGGTGCATCAATAATAGCATGTCCTTTAAATTGATCTGCAACTGAAATTAAATTTGCAGCCGTTGCATTGGTAGTTGAAAACCCTGGTGCAATAAAAATCTTTGGTGCAAATCCAAATTCGTTTCTTGCTAAATCAAAAACTTTTAACCCCGTTCTTGCTTCTGTAACGCCATCAACTTCACCAAGAATTTGTGCGGCATCAATTGTTGTACCATCAAGGCGTTTGTAAGTAACAAGCAAATCATCATCTTCTGAAATATCACCACCTGAAATTATTTCAAAATTTCCGAATGCATCAAACTTGTAATCAGTATCTAAAACGTATGTTGTTCCAGATGGATCCGTGGTAACAACAACATCTTTTATTGGTGGATGTGCAAGTTTAAACTTCCCATCTGTGACATTTACATTTTCCGCAGCTTCTTCAACCAAGTTATCTGCATCATCCAATACATTTACAACCAAAACAGTACCGGCACCTTGCTTGAAAATAGCATCTAATGCTTGTGGAATAGTAAAGCCCGGAACTTGTTTTCCAAATGCTGCCGCTTGTGTATCTGAATTAACTAAAACTAATTCATTTTTTGCACCAGTTGGAGCAATACCAATCAAACCAATAACAGCACTTTTAACTACATTGATTTTTCTTGCACCTTGTTCTACTTCTATTGTTTCAACACCATGTAAAAACATTATTCTTCCTCACCATTATTTGTTTCAGATTTTTTTCTTGGTTTTTTCACCAACAATTTCTTTGCCATTAGGCGCTTAACATTTTCATCAGTAATAGGTGCATCAACTTCACAGTTTGGAGAAAGAATTTTTTCATCTCCATTTTCAAGGTTGAATGTGCTTCTTGATGTTCCTTTATAGATAAGTTTCATTCAGATGGAATTTCAATTGTTTCTTCCAAGTTATTAGAAAACGAAATCATTTCCAACAAATTTGGTTCTATTTCTTCTGGTAATGGTACCGCAATTGCTTTAGCGCCCATTTGCAGTGTATATGTCCAAGTTTGTTCTTTTTCGTCATAAGAACTATACCCTTGTTCATGTAAAAACATTCTTGCACATCCATTTGGTTCGTATGATAATAAGAATGCCATTGCATATCTTATTAATCTAATCACCCCAAGCACGCCGGTTCTTGTTCTTGATGTACACATAATTTCAAAAATAAGCGTTTCTTCTTGAACGGTAACACCTACATATTTTTGAGAATCGACTTCTTCAAATATGCTTTTAAAATAGCCAATTGTTATTTTTCCTTTATCAAAACTTGGTTTATAATCTTTACCAGAATCGGGTGCAATTTCAACTTCTAATTCCAAAGGTTCTTCTGTTAGCGGTTCTAACCTTTGCTTTATTGCTTTTTCACAATCTTCATAAAATTCTGGATTTTCAATCATCTCTTTTATCTAATTCAGCTTTATATGTTTTTCCATCGTGAAGCTTAGTAACTGAAAGAATATTATAAGTAATAGAATTGATAATTACTTTTTCCCTATTTCCAACATTTTCAACGGCTTCAAAAAGCCCTTCTATATCTCCTTTTTTCCATTCCATTGTTGGGTTTGGAATGTCAAATTCTTGTAACACACCATGTTTTTCAATGTTGTACGGATCGTTAAACAAAACCGTGCCGCTTTTTTCTTCCCCACCGCCAGAAGGCGCCCAAGTTGCTTCATAACCATAAAAGTCATTTACAACATTGTGCGCCTTTTCTTGAAGGTGATCAAAGTGATTGCTCATTAATTAAATTAGTTAGCAAGCCTTGTTCTTACAATAACATCACCGTTGCCG